CGGACTGGTTTTACCTCGGGGTACTGCTCCCGTGATCACATAGTCAGGTTTTTGTATGTTTTTTACTGTATAAATAAAAACATACACTGCACCAGTAGCTCAATGGATAGAGCAACAGACTTCTAATCTGTAGGTTGTAGGTTCGACCCCTGCCTGGTGCGCCCACTAAAACAACAAAGGAGGAGTGGATATGACCATCTCATTGGTTATAGAAACAGTAGGAACCATTAGAAAGATTGATTTAGAGGGGTATAAACCCCTATCTGACGTTATAGGTGGGCTCATTGAAAGTGTGCCAGCCTCACCAGAGATAACAATCTGGTGCAATGAGGAAGGAAAAATGTTGAAGTTAGACTTCAACCTCATTGCCACCGATTTATGGGAGGTCTTCGACGTTTACGGCTGTGTAGCAGCTGGTGACGTACTAGTTGGTCCAATTGTTATTCAAGGACCCCCTGATGAGGAAGGGGAATGTACAGATGTTCCCGAATGGTTGCTCATGCACTTGGGATTCACTACATCTCCACCCAGCGACACCTTTAGCACAAGCAATGGTAAAACCAATTGCCTTAATTGTCATGGAACTGGTTCTTTAATGAGCCATGGAGTTCATGACGGGGCAGAATGCCCCAAGTGTTACGGATGGGGTAGCACATATGAATAAGTTAGTTAAATTCAAGTCAAAGGAAGAGATCAATGGGTGGGTTGCACCACCTGATTACTTCCCAGGGCAAGACATTGCCCTGAGTATTGGGTTGAAGTGCCCACAATGCAGAGGTCAGGAAGTAATAGCTATTCCTTATGATGACGCAACAATGCTCATAACGTTGCGTACGGAAGCGATCAACTTTCCCGAACGTGCCGATGAGATTATAGATAATCTCAAGAACTTTGTTGACACTCTTGACTACTTTACCCCTGTTGAACGCATTCAGTTCATGTGGGGCTTCTGCAACCATGATTGTATTGTCAATTGGCAAGCAGAACACCCTAATGAGTAGGACACGAGTCCAACACCACTACACCCATTTCTTAGGGTGTGGTCATCAGTTACTTATGCTTGCAAAAGTAAGCAGAAGCAACAGGGACGTGGTAACCCGCCACCCCTGCTATTGCCCCAAGTGTGGGGCGGAAAAGAGGAAAAGAAATGCTTGAAATAATTGCAGCACACCCTGTAAAAGGGATGCATAGTTTTTGGGCGATTGCAGGGTGGGCAGTTCTGTTTGCCTACCCATTTTGGGGCTTTAAAAAGCTCTTCAGATGGTGGAGGAAACAATGATCCCCACCCCATTATCGCTGAGAGCAACCGTAAGGTTTCTCCTAGCAAACTATGACCTGCCTTTAGAACGTAGGGACATGTCTAATGACAACAACTTATATTGGATACAACGTAACTTGTTGATTAATAACGCTGATGATGAATTCACATCATTAGCTTTGGGTTACATCAAACGGATCTTATCCGGAGAGGAATGGGCATGAGCAGCATAATCATTTGGGGGTTCTATTTAACTCTTATATATTGGTCAATTAAAACAATTATGGAAATCCGTCAGAGATCATTAGACAATGACTTTGATGAATTCGATGAAGATCTTCCGTTTATGTATGAAGAAGAAGACCACAAAGTGTGGTGCAGATCGTGCAAAGGCCACGGTGGCAAGTGGAAGAATGCAATCAAGTATGTTGAGTGCCCTAAGTGTGAGGGGTGGGGACATACATATGAATGAGCCAATCGGTGTATCAGCATGGATTCATCCACCTGTTAAAGGTAGAGATAAATGGTTGGTAGAGATCACCACAAAAGAGGGGGTAGGAACTAAAGAGTTTAACTCTTCAGTTCAAGCCTTCAAATTTCTGGAGCAAGCAGCAGAGCAATTAGTAGCAAGACTCGGCCCGATGAAGGTCGAACTATTCTCAAACAAGGAGAGATAATGGCCCTTATTGAATCATTTGGAGCTTTGATTGTTCCAATTAACGAAGGTCTTGATGTCCATGCATACATCAGACAAGATGGGCATACAAAATGTGTAGCCCTCTTTATGCATAACATCTTGCAACGATCAGACAACTGGACTCATCGTCCATCTGACGTTACAGGTGAATGGGTTGTTTTCCAAAAAACCCAAGAACTTATTGACATATTAGATGAAGCAGTCATCTATTACGAGGAGGTATTTAATGCGTAAGCATAAAGTTTGTGTTTCAATTTGTGTTGAGTTGGATGGGGATATGTATTTCCCCGAACGCTTTCAGCTTGACCCGCAGGATGTGTTGAGCATCCGATCAAAGATGGCCGATGATGCCGAACCATACATGATAGAGATACTTGTACAAAAGGTTCTGCAATCATCTGTAGAAGATCTAGGTGCCACATGTAAAAGCATGTGGTCAACCTCAGAATCATGGGATGCCCCATGAAGACCTGTGTGTATTGCGGAGAAACAATGCACCCAGAACGCCCTTACGAATATTGTCTCAATGAGGCATGTTACGCCAAGGGTTTTAAGCAAGCGGAGTACTACATATTAGGAGTACACAAAAGTACACCTATTGTGTGTGGTCCCAATTCTAGTGAAGTGAAGGCAAAAACATCCTTCATGAATGCCAAGTAATTAACAACAACAACGTCCAAGGAGGACAACAAAATGGCCAGTGTCAAAGAGTTGCGAGTAGGTATGAGAGTGGTGGGCAAGTACCCACCATTCAAGGATGCTGAAGGGGTAATCACCCGCAGTACGCTTGTACCAGGGGGACCTGGTAGCAAGATTCAAGTGATGTTTGACGATACACTGTTAGGCACTGTCGAGATATTGCCTAAGGGTGTGGAGTTGATTGGACGTGCTAGCGTTGCAAACGCCGCCCCGTCCAGCACCATAACATCACAAGTTGGCAACGTAATCATCAGCGATATGCGTATCGACAGTCTCGACGACCCCGCATTGGACGACTTCCGTCCGAATATCGATCCACGCAATTATGTGTCTCGTGTTCTGGCAGGCGGTAAGACAGACCTTGAAGTAATGGAAGGTTATTTCAATCGTCGTGATGAGAACGATGGTTACCCAGTATCCGTTGCCTTGGTAGGCGATACCCAGTCGGGTAAGACATACTTGATCCAAGTTCAAGCGTTCCGTATTGCGAAGTTGCTCGGCCTTCAGAAGCCATTGCCGTTGTTCCTGCTTGCAGGTTCATCAGCGATTACCGACCACGACCTATTCGGTCAGTATCGTCCGATCATCGTGAATGGACAAGAACGGCTTGTGTGGATGGAGGGCATCGTTGCTCTCGCCGCTCGTCTTGGCGGTATCTTGTACCTTGACGAGGTTAACGCCATGTCAGGTTCAGTAACAGCGGCTATTCACCCACTGCTTGACAATCGTCATCAGTTTGTCAACATCCGTAAGCCTGTCTGGAAAGGCACGGTTGAGGTTGACGAAGTGACTGGTGTTGAGACGCACCACGGTGCTTATCGCCCAGAAACAGTAGTGGCGAATAAGAACCTGTGGATCATGGCTTCATGGAACCCAGGCTACGCTGGAATGGCCAAGACAAACGAGGCCTTCGCTAACCGCTTCAAGCTCCTTGAATGGGGATATGACGAAGAGGTTGAGAAGAAATTGATCAAGTCACCAGCAGTTCGTCTGCTTGGTCAAGCATTACGTAATGCTCGTGCACAACGTAGCATTACTACCCCTGTTGGTACTAGAGCATTACAGTTGCTTGAAGGTGACTTGGTTCATCTTGGAGTTGACTTCAGTCTCTGGGCCTTCATGGGCCAGTTCGTGTCATCACAAGAAAAGATTGTGGTGAACGAGATCATCAAAGATCGTGGTATTGCGGTCATGATGCGTGATGAGTTTGAACCTGCCGCTACTGCACCAGCAGTTGACCTTACGTCCCTCATCTCTGATGAGGAACCATACTGATCCTGAGGAGGAATCATGGTAAAGAAAAAGTTTGATGAGGAGGCACTAGCACGACGTGCTAGTGCCCGCTCCTTTAACCGTCGTGAAGCTACAAAGATTAGAGAGTCTTACAACAAAGAAGTCTTAGAGTTAATTTACTCAAACGACCAAATAGTTGAAAAGACTTTCCTTTCTGCCAAAAGCAAGCATGATCCACGAGCTATTAGGGCCACTGCATATGTGCTGGCCGACCGAGCACGTAAGGTTCTTACTTCTTTGGGTATCAATCCACCACTCAAGCTAGATGTTAACTATTACCGTAATGAAACTAGATCAGTAAATGCTGCTACGGATTTTAAAGGTATAAACATCTCGTTCGATATGGGTATGGTTGATCCGTCAGACATGGACAAGATTGGTAGCCTTTTGGCTGCTCTCAAGGGAGTTGTTTATCACGAAGGCGGTCACATTTTGTGCACTCTTCCGTGGTCAGCTCTGTTTGACTGTGCACTAATGGACAATGGGTTATTACCTGTTGCAATCAACCCACACGACACTCGTTGGGGTGATGAGTTTGCAAATCTGTATCCAGCTTATGAGGATGTTCGTAGCTCATTAGTTACAGTATTTGACAGAGTGCCATTTGGTGAAAGAGTTGTTAATCCAGCAACTAACATTACTAATAAGTGGTATGCACATCAGCAACACTACAGACCGTTTGCTGATGCTATCCAAATATCATGGAATCTATTGGAAGATGGACGCATGGAAGAAGAGATGGTGATAAATAGTCCTCCATTGATTGACTATTTTACTGCTCTTGTGCTGAACTACATCAATGATGATACTAAGCCTGGTTACTCATGGCCGTTTGTTACGACTAGATCTTACTTAGATCAAGAGCTTATGGATAATGCTCGTCAGTTGGCATATAAGTTTGCATTAGATAATGATATGGATATATCATTAGTTGATCAAATTGAAAACCAAGTCCATGTATACCGTGAGTCGAGATCAGCAACAGATGTTGTTATTGCTGTATGGCAATTGCATAACCTAATCACGCAGTGGATCACTGGTGCAAACAATGGTCAGGAACCACGACCAGACGATAGTAGAGGTCGTGAAGGCAAAGGTACTCCTAACCCTACAGGAGGTGACCACAAGAGTGGGCACAATGGTGCAACCCAAGTAACTAAGAAGCCAACGTTTGGTAACGAAGAAAAAGGTTGGGAAACAAAACCAGGTGAATCCAAGAAAGAATCCTCTGAGGAGGGAGAAGAGTCACCTGGTGGTGGTAAGGAAGGTGAAGGTAAGGCTAACGGTGAAGCACCCACTAAAGATGGTAATGAGACTGCAACAGAATTCATTAACAACACTGGTGGTACTAAAGGCACTGGCGGTCAAATCAAAGAAAATGTTGACTATGCCAAGATCCGTGAGGATCTTAAACAAAAAGCGGCAGAAGCAATGAAGCGTGTTGTTACTGACGAAGAAATAGGTCAACTAATCTCCGAGATCAACTCAGAACTTATGAGAGACTTGCCACATAACGGTGCAGTATCAGAAATGCCAAGTAACTTGTTAGTTGATTCTATTGCAGTAGCCAATCAAATGTTATCGGCTCTTGAACCATTAGCATTGACTGCCGACCCAGCATGGCGTTTCCGTCAGGAACATGGTGTGCTTGACCCAACGTCATACAAGATGCACGAACCTGGTGACTCAGACTACTGGGTGGACTACGAAGGCGAAGGCGCTCATGGCCATAGTCTTGCGGTATCTGTTATGTTAGATACTTCAGGATCTATGGGAGGATGGATGGATCAACTTTCCGTTGCTGCTTATGGTATTCGTAGTGCTTGCGATAGCCTAGGTGTTCCATGCACAGTATCTACCTTTGACACTGAACCATACATGATCTGGGATAACGATGAACCGATCACGCCAGTGCTAATTCATGATGGTGGTGGAACGAATCCACTTGAAGGATTACGCCAAATTAAAAATCAAAATGCGGGTAAACAACGACACCTGGTTGTTATACTCACTGACGGAGAATGGTCGTATGTTAATTCAATTAAACCATTCGTAGAACCCGGACAGTATTGGTTGTTAGTAGGTCTTGGTACTCCTGGTTACGCCAAAGATCTAGTGGCTAAAAAGGGTGGTGACGTAGCAATTGGTATTGATAACGTCATGGATCTTCCTAAGGAAATTGAGAAAGCTCTTATCGGATTCCTAGCCTAGGAGGTTATATGGAATGGTCAGATGTTTCTGACACGGAAATAGAGGAAGAGCTACCTGGTGTTATACAGGTAGTTAAACTAATTAGTTATGACATTGAACGTGTCTTATCTGCTATGCAAGTTCATGGAGAATTCCCAAACCCAACCATTGATGACGTGTTAAGCGTTGTCGCTGGTTGGGCATCGGAAGACTTTGGGTGTCAGTGGGGCCATCCCACTGACGCCACAAAGTTGGTGTACTTGGATGACTTAGGTAATCCATTGTATATTCCGGAGGACGAATGAGTGGACAACTCAGTTCGGCAAACGTGCCGGCGTCCAATCTGTTGTATTTACCTAGCCTCAATCTAGATCTATTTGATTATCAAGTAGAAGCGTTTGAATGGGCTGTTGATAAACAACAATCTTATTTAGCGTTAGATATGGGGTTAGGTAAAACAGCAGTAGCAATAGCAGTTGCTTCAGCTTTAGTTGAGCAGCTGCAACAAAAAGTACTTATCATAGTTCCGCCAAGTCTTATATTAAATTGGGTAACAGAATTTGGTAAGTTCAATAAAAATATAAACGTTGCCGTTTTACGAGGTAAGTCTCCATCTGGTTTGCCAGATGCCGATGTATACATAATTGGTAACGCAGTTTTAGCACAATGGGTTTTAGTACTTATGGGAGAGATAGACGCTCTTATAGTTGATGAAGCTCATTTCTTTAAGAACAACTCTAAACGTACTAAAGCTTTGATAAGTCTTAGTCAATACATGCCCACTAACGCAATACGTGTTCTTATGTCAGGAACACCTGCGCCTAATGGGCGAAACATGGAGTTGGTAACACAGATAGATACTCTTGGCCCTAATGCATGGCAAGGGGTTGGTGGCATTGGTTACTTTTGGCAACACTATGCCCCATGGTCTGGGGTAATCATTAATGGTAAAAAAGTAGGAAGAATATCCACTAATGATCTGGACCTTAAAAACAAGATGCATGCTTCTTTTATGTTTAGGCGTAAAAGAGATGAAGTAATAGATTTACCTACAAAAACAAGATCAACTGTTGTTCTTGAGGGAACAGGTACCGCTGTTGATGACTACATAGCCTGCGAGAATGATTTGATTGCATGGCTTGAATCATTAGACAAAGATACGACTGGGGCCGAAAGAGCATATGCATTAGTACAGCTTGGTTTTTTGCGTAAGCATGTGGGTAAAGCTAAGGTTGAATCAATAATCAAGTTTGTATCTGAAGTATTAGATAACGAACCTGGTGGTGTGTTTATAGTTGCCGAGCATGTGGACACTATGAACGCTTTATCTGCGGGCCTAAGCAAATATAAAGTTTGCGAGGTTCGTGGTGGTATGTCAGAATCTGCTAAGCATAAAGCAGTCAATGACTTTAACAGTGGCGCTTCAAGAGTTATGGTAGGTCAGATAATCTCTGCTGGTACGGGCTTGACTCTTACTGGTAATGGTATTAACGTAAACCACCGAACAATTATTGCGCAGTTACCGTGGAACCCTGCCTCGCTCAAACAAGCAGAGGATAGAGTACACAGAATTTCACAGTCAATGGATGTATGCGTTACCATTCCACTGTGTCATATAGAGGGTCGCCAAACAATTGATGAAAGATTGTGGGGTGTCCTTGAAGATAAGGCGTTCTCAACAGGAATACTTATTGATGGGGAAGCTGAAGTGTTACTTGAAACAATCCAAAACGGAGTGCTTGACTCCTACAAACGAAAGAAGGTAAATCCATGAAGGTTAACTCATTCAATCTAGGTAAAGAATGGTTAGAAAAGAAGAAAGCTCTTGCTGAGTTACAGGCAGAGTTTGACGAGTTGGATGCAAAGCTCAAAGAGTTCATGTTTTCAACCGGCCTTAAGACCATTGAAGTAGATAAGAATGTCATTGAGTTGCAAGTTAACGCTCGCAGATCATTCGATGCAACTGCATTGAAAGACATGATAAGTGCTTCAGTCTTTAACAAGATAACAAAGCCAACTGTTGATACAGCATTGATTGACGCCGCAGTTAAGTTGGGCACAATCAAGCCTGATGTGGTTGAGCAAGTAACCAAGAAAACCGAATACAAACAACTACGAGTGAAGTGAGGAAACAATGAGCACATCAACAAACGTGCATTTAAATGGTTGTTACAACCCAAAGGTAAGCATTGAATTTAATGACTATCTTGATTGCGGAGCTCCATTTAGGACACTAAAGCTATGCGCAGGAGAACATGAGGTAAATGTGTTCTTCATGGAGCACAATGAACCAAACTTAATTGAGGTTCTTAATCAAATCATTGAGTCAGCAACTAATAAGTTGAATGAGTTATCTGTCTCGGCATGGGTAAATGCAGTCAAAGAATTATCAGAAAGTGAGGTATAAGCATGTCTGGATACAATATGCCTGATGGTTGTTACGAGAGTGACATACCTGGTTGGGATGACGAAGATATAACTGCAATGATTTACTGTGATGACTGCCAAATCGACTTTGAAGCAGAAGTTACATATAACCGTGGTACAGAAAGCGGGGATGTAACCTGCCCCGAATGTAATAAAGAATGGTATTACGAACATGAAACCGACAACAACTAAACCAACAACAAGGAGCAATAATGTTTAACTATCACGAAGTGTTTGAAGAATACGGAAAGTCCCCTGCTACACCACAAGAGTGGCAGACTTGTAACACAACCCATGATTATGTTTGGATGTTCCATGTAACTTCCGAATTTACTGAAAGAATGATGATCAGCTATCTTCACGGTCACAAGGACCCAAAGATTGTCGAGAAAGAAATGGATCAGTTCATGGAAGAACTTCAACGGCAGACAGGGTTGTCTATTGACGACACAGCTATGTATGCAAAATTGGGACAATACATTTTCCATGATCGTGAGTACAGAGATGATCCTGAAGCTGCTCGCCAAGCTGCTTACGAAAGTTTCCAACACCACGTGGAACTAAATGATCGGATTAGAAGTGCCGACAACGCTGAGGAATTGATTGAGGAATTGGATATGCCTGAAGAACTTGTGCGTATGGCTGAGGAGTTCAACAACATGATTGAAGAGCGTCACGCCAAAAACAATCAAATTGAAGCAGATCTTGCTTCTCTTGAGGCAGACATGATGGCCGAAGAGTTGGCTGGAGTGTTCACTGAACTTGAGAACCTTCTTAAGAACATCAATAAAGAGGAGGAGGGTAAGTGATTACTATCATGACACTTAAGGATATGCTTGTTGACTTACAAAGTAAAACAAGCAAAGATATCCACGATGAACTTATGCCGTTCATCCTCCCTATCAAAGATATGGATAAGGAGTTATTTGATGTACCACTTTCAAGCGTTCCGTTTGGTGATGGGGATGTTTACAAGCTAATTAGGTTCCTTTCACGCAATGTGGAGATAATGAATGGATGTATTCAGTTTGCATTGATTGCTCCAGCTACCGCTACTAACCCTGAAACAGGCGAGAAGAAGAAAATGTTTATGCTGTTTGTTGTTGAGCGTGCTAATCGAATATGGCATGGCGCTTGGGATTATGAAACAGGTGAGTATATCCACGAACCAGAAGAAGTAAATGACGGTTCCCATGATGGTGACCTACTAGTGGCTCTTAAGCTGTTTTCTTACCAGTTAGCATGCAGTGTGGGTGCTGAGGGTTTCCCTGAGCTTTATAGCAAATCAGTAAAGCTGGTACAAGAGACAATGGGTATTTTAGTTTCCAGACATGGAGGTGAATAATGCGACCAGAGCTTAAAGACCTAGCAAGAACTATGCACCCCAGCTTTGGTGCATCTTTCCCTGACCAAGGTTGGGATAAGATTATCATTGACTGCCATAACAAATTAAAGTCCATTGATCCTGATTATGTTATCTATCAGGTTAAAGAAAAGTTTGGAACGCTTAGGTACTACTTTCACAGTAACCATAGTGACCAGGCCAGTATGGCAAAATGCGTTGAAGAAGCAGAAGAATTAAGTGCAGTGACTTGTGAGCTATGCGGTAACCCTGGTAGTTTAGATCGTGAGGCGTGCTGGATTAAAACCCTATGCCCCGAGTGCACAACTACTAGAAAGGTTAGACGCGATGCCCCGACAGCACCAGTCAACTTCAATGAGGAAATTGCTCAAAGAAATTAAAGACTTAGGGTTCGATGTAACCCAAAAGAAATCAGGAACGTATCTGCTTGTACCGCCGGCTCATATTGATGGGCCGGCGTATACAACTCACGCAACTGAGTCTGCATTTCATCCAATAAAAAGAGACTTTAAAAAGCTCTACAAAATACAACTGTGAGGAAGTATGGAAACTAAAGAATGGCGATCCATGGCTGCTTGTCTTGGCATACCAACAGAAAGATTCTTCCTTAGTAAAGGTGAGTCAAGTAAAGAAGCAAGAAAGATATGTGATACATGTTCAGTCAAAGCTGAATGCTTAGATGAGGCCGTACACATTAACCCCATATATGACACCTACGGAATATATGGTGGCAAGACATCTAGAGAACGTAACAAAATACGTAAAGAACTAGGTCTTGTATTTGCTCCTGTAAATCATAAACATTAGCATAACCCCGAGCGGAGTCACTTAACCAGTGGCCCCGCTCGGGGTTGCTTTTTTTTTTGTTTTTATTTCTAGCCTCATCTCAGGCACTCGCGCTAAGGTAGACTTGTACTCGTCGCAAGCGTGATACCGTCCAAAGGAGAAAACCATGAGCCTATGCCGTGGCCCGTTATGTAGTGAAAAAACTGTGGCTAAAGGGTTATGCGCCGCCCATTACAAACAATTGAAACGTGATGGTAAGTTGCATATCATTGAAAAATCACAACTTCCTGAAGATAAGTTCTGGAAGAACATAAAAAAAGAAGAAAATGGTTGCTGGACATGGACAGGAACTGTTGATAAAGGTTATGGCCGTATGTACGTCGGGAACAAAGCATTTCAGTCTCACAGATGGTCATATGAACAACACAGACACGTATCTTTGACTAAGGCCGAAACACTTGACCACTTGTGCAGAAATACATTGTGTTGTAATCCTGAGCACCTAGAAAAAGTTGCTCTCATTGAGAACATTGAAAGACAGCACCTGTATCATGCACTTAACGCAGAAATTAAAAGACTGCGTGAGTTCCTTACTGATATTGGTTACGATCCCGATACTTTGCAAAAGGAGTTGTGATATGTGGATAATCATGGTAATTATTTTATGCGTAATTTTTTACTACATAGCAGATCAAATAAAAAAGGATGAATAATGCAAACATTTGTACCACACGGAAGTGACTTTACTAGTAATGCCTTGGTGCTTGACCGACAGAGATTGGGTAAGCAAAGAGTTGAAGGTATGCAAATACTTAATACTCTGCTTGGTTATAGCAGTGGTTGGGCAAATCACCCAGCAGTAAAAATGTGGAAAGGATATGAACCAGCTCTTGTTCAATACACTTTAGAAATGTGTAAAGTATGGACTTCGCTAGGTTACAAAGATACTTGTGGTATAAAAATACTACAAAAGTGTGCCTTTTCAGGAGTGCGCATTGCCAGCTTTGAATATCCTGAAATAGATATGCCTGAATGGTTGGATGACCCTGAAGTGATGGAATCACATAAGTCAAATTTACTTCGTAAGTTACCTAATCATTATTCACAATATTGGCCTGAAGTGTCACCTGACCTTCCTTACAAATGGCCAATTAAATGATGATTGCTATGAACTACATTGAGTTTCTTATGTTTGTATGTATTCCTGCAGCATTTATAATTCCACCCATTATTATTTTGTGGGTAAATTATAGTAACAGTAACTTTGCTGAAAAAATTAGAAAGATAGATGCTGCTGTAAGACTAGAAGAAGAAAAATATATTGATGATTCCTACGAAAATAGGAATCATAGACTTGAAGAAGAAATGAAAGCGTATTACTCAAATAAGAATTATGATCGACGAATAGGCAAAGATTGAGTAGACCTGGCATTGTCGCAATCGTGGCTTTGTCCAAAACGCAAAAACCCCTAGTGGTACCAATTTGGTGCCGCTAGGGGTTCTTTTTTTTTGTTGTATTCTGACTACAAATTACTGATTAGATTTACAAGTCTTTCCAAACCAATGTTTATGTCTCTTGAAGCAATCTGTTCTCTCATTGGTGCTCCTAGCTCTTCTCGAACTTTTGGATCGCATAGTCTTTTTATGGATTTTATCCAATCAATAGGACTTTTAGCTATTACACCTACACCTAACGTTTTATATAAATTTACATAGGAGTCTAAATCCTGGGCAATGAAAGGAATACCTGAAGCAGCATACTCTAATCCTTTAATATCAGATTTTGCCATATTAAAAGGAGTTTTATTTAATGGAACAATTCCAATATCCATAGTTAATAAGCTTGGGTAATCCTCTGCATCTACCATTTGCTTAACAGTTACTAAGGATTCATCAATTCCCAGTTTGCTGGCAAACGTTGGTGCAGACAAGTGGTCACCGCCATGATAGAGACTGACCTTACCATCATTGACTAATGGGGATAATATTCCTTTTAAGGTTTCAATATCCCTACTTCTGTGGGCCGTTGACCCTACCCACCCAACTACTGGGGTGTCTGTAGCACTATAGGTTACTTGGTTAAACCTATGTATATCTACTGTGTTTTCTAATACATGAATTGGGCATCTTACAAACTTAGATATTCTGTCCCTGATGTATGTGGTGCTTACTGTCACAACATCAGACTTTGACAAAATTGTTTTATAAAAGTTTGTATTTTCAATCTTATTGTGCTTTGGATGGTTATGCTCAAAAGCCATATTTGAAGTGTCTAAACCCCAATACCAGTCGTCAAGATCGTTGATTATCTTCTGGCCATTTGCTCTAGCCATTGGAACGTGCTGAGTAAGCCCTTCATGCATTAAACGTTGCATGTATACAACGTCAACCTCACTGACCTTACCATCAACTGACATAATGACAAATCTGTCGTACATCCAAGTGAGTACACCAACACTTACATCAAAAGGAAGTGTGGAAACATACTGACCCAGGCGGGCCCATCCGCTTCCTCCCCATTTGGC